GCAACGCGCGATTTTTCGGCAATTACGGGAATCTTTTTTTTAGCCATGCCTCCTGGGCCAAAGCCACAATCCGCCGCCGAGCGGGAACAGAAGGAGCCGGTCCGCAGCAAGCATCGGCCGCGCGCCGCGCTGCCCGACCTGCCGGCTGGTGGCGTGCAGCCGCCTATGTGGCTGAAAAAGGAAGGCCTCAAGATCTGGGAGCGGCTCGCGCCGCCGTTGCGCCAGGCAAAGTTGCTTTCCCAATCCGACGCCGAGACATTCGCCCGGTATTGCCGCAACTTCGCGCGCTGGCTGAAGATGCAGAAGGACATCGACAGGGAGGGCGAGGCCTACGAGTCCGAAAGCCAGTGGGGCAAGCTGAAGCGCGTCAACCCGTCGTTCCTGATCGCCGATCGGATCGAGCGCCAGCTGCTCGCGGTGGAGGATCGTTTCGGCCTCAATCCCGCCGAGCGCCAGCGCATCTTCGCCGCGCGCGCCGCAGCCAGCGCGCCTTCCGGCCTGTTCGATCAGTCCGCAGCGCCGGAGCGGCGCTCGGACGATGCCGCCGCACAACCGACGCAGCCGGCCGATCCGGAGCAGGGGCCTGTCGGCTTCCTGAATTAGCTGCATGTTGGCCGACGTTGAGGCCGAGGTCGTCACCCGTCCGGAGGCGCTTAAGGCATACCCCAACGCTACGTTCGACGGGCGTGTCTGGCGGGACGGTCCGTACTGGTATGACGAGCGTACGGCTGACAAGGCAGCGGCGTTCTTTCCGAACCACCTCGTATTCAGCGAGGGCGAATGGGCCGGCAAGCCGTTCGTGCTCGAGCCCTGGGAAGAACACGACATCATCCGGCCGCTGTTCGGCTGGAAACGGGCGGATGGCACGCGACGTTATCGCCGGGCCTTCGTCTGGGTGGCGCGCAAGAACGGCAAGACGGAATTAGCCGCCGGCGTCGCTCTCCTGGTATTGCTGGGCGATGCCGAGCCCGCCGGCCAGGTGTTCTCGATCGCCTCGGAAGGCGATCAGGCGCGCATCGTATTCCAGAAGGCGACGAACATGGTTGTTCGCTCCGCCACGCTGGCCCCAAAGCTGGAGTGCCTGAACAAGGTCATCTATTCGTCGGACCTGAACGCCTCGTTCCGGCCGCTCAGTGGCAAGCCGAAAGGCAAGCACGGCCTGAACATGTCGGGGCTGGTCGGTGACGAGATCCACGAATGGCCGAACGGCGATCTCTACACGTTCGTGCATGACAGCGCCGCAGCTCGGCGCCAGCCGCTGGAGTTTCTGATATCGACGGCCGGACAGAAGGGCACGCACGGCGAGGAAGTCTTTAAGGAATGTCAGGCGATCAAGTCCGGCGACATCGACGATCCTGAAACGCTGGTTGTCATCTACGCGCCAGACGAAGACGATGACTGGACCCTCGAAACGACATGGCGCAAGGCCAACCCGAATTTCGGAAAGTCCGTCAAGGTCGATACCTTCCTCGCCGCCTTCAAGGAGGCGCGGCAGTTGCCGCGGAAGGAAAACGACTTCAAGCGCTACCGCCTCAATATGTGGACCGACCAGGCGGTTCGCTGGCTGCCGATAAATTCGGTCGACGATGAGGGCAGGCGGTTCGGCTGGGATCATTGCATCGGCCCGATCGCGTGGAACGCGCCGGAGTTCGAGGCGCGGCTGAAGGGCAAGAAATGTTTCGGCGGTCTCGATCTGTCGTCGACCACGGACTTGTCGGGCCTCGTGTGGTGGTTTCCGGTGCAGGCCGGTCTCGACGTGCCGGTGGTGCTGCCGCGGTTCTGGAAGCCGCGGGATCTGATCAAGGAGCACGTCAAGCGCGACCGCGTGCCTTACGACAAGTTCATCGCGCAGAAGGCGCTATTCGATACGCCCGGCAACGTCGTCGACTATGCCTTCATCGAACAGCGGATCCTGAAGGATGCCGAGAAATTTCGGATTGCCCACTACGGCAACCAGAAACGCGAAGCCCATGAAGGCGGTCTCGCGATCGACCGCTTCAACGCTACCGGCACCGCTGTCCGCCTCGAGCAGGAAGGCATTCCCGTCGTTCTGTTCGGTCAGGGCTTTGTGTCGCTATCTGCGCCGTCGAAAGAACTTGAGCGCCTCGTAATGTGTAACGGCTTCCACCATGGTGGCCATCCGCTGCTGCGCCGGCACGCGCAGGCGGTTGCGGTTGAAGTGGATGCCGTCGAAAACATCAAGCCGACGAAGGCCAAATCGAATGGCCGCATTGACGGCATCGCAGCGCTGGTGAACGCCATCGGTATCGCCGAAAAGGGCGAGAAGCCGGCTCCGAAATACCAGATGATTTTTATGTAACGGGCCGCTAGAATCAGCGAGCCAGATCGGGACTGCAATCCCGATCTGGCTCTAACCACCCGAACCTGGATGAGAGGCTCACATGGCTGCAACGCTTATTGCACAATCGAAGTCGTGCGCAAAATGCGGCCTTGAAAAATCCATTCACTAATATGGATACACGCGCACAGTGAACCGCGTTGCTGTTAAACGCGCCACATGTAGATCTTGCTATAACGCGCATCGCCGGGCGCACTACGCCATCCCGGCAGTTCATCGCGAGAAGGTCAGGAAGCGAAAGGAATACCAATCCACCCCTGAGTGGATCGCCCGGCGTAAGCTTTTGCGCTCATCTCCAGACGCCAAGGCGCGGGAGCGGGCGACTGCGCTCCGATACAAATCCAAGCCAGAAGTTAAGGTTAGGATCCGAACCCAGCGCGACGAACATATAGCAAAGCCGTACATTAAGGCTCGAATGATACTGGTCGCTGCTAGGGCGCGGGCCGAAAAGAAAGGGCTGTCGTTCAATCTGACGGATGACTGGATAGCGAATAAAATCGCTTCCGGTGTCTGCGAGATCACCGGGATTGCGTTCGACTATCGTCGCCCAACTCGCGGATGGCGAAAAAATCCATTCACCCCAAGTGTTGACCGCATTTCATCCGATCTTGGCTACACCAAGGACAACTGTCGCTTGGTTCTGACCGCCGTCAATATTGCCTTAGGTCAGTGGGGCGACGAGGTTTTCGCTGTAATTGCGAGAGCGTACGTCGCGCGAAACCGAACAACTTAAGAAAGACCTTCATCGATCCCGGAGGCCGAAAGGCCCCCTGCAGTTCTCGCCGGGCGTTGCTGTCCGGTGATCGATGAAGGCAACCCCTGCAGCAACGGGGGATAATGCGAGAGACCATGGGGTCTCTTATGAACCGAGCATACTCGCTTCTTTCAGTGAAGTCTGTTGATGATGATCAGCGCATCATCACGGGCGTGGCGACAACGCCTTCAGTCGACAGAATGGGCGACGTCATCGACAGCCTTGGCGTTCGATTCACGAACCCGCTGGCATTGTTGCATCAGCACGACAGCGATCGACCGGTCGGTACCGTCAAGTTCAACAAGCCGACCAAGGAGGGTGTCACGTTCGAAGCGAAGCTTCCGAAGATCGCCGAGCCTGGCCCCCTGAAGGATCGCGTCGATACCGCGTGGGGCGAGGTAAAGGCAGGCCTCATCAGGGCAGTCAGTATCGGCTTCCGAGCTCTCGAATACAGCTTCATCGAGAACGGCGGAATCCACTTCAAGGAAATTGAGGTTTACGAGCTATCGCTCGTGTCCGTGCCGGCGCAAGCCGATGCAAAAATCGAGACCATCAAATCTATCGATGCCCCTCAGCTCGCCGCGACAGGCAAACAGCCGAGAGACAGCGACCGTCCAACCCCTCCCGCGCCTGGGAAGAAATCAACGAAGTTTATCCAGGCCAAGGAGGCCAAAACAGTGACGAAGCGAACCATTGCGGAACAGAAAACCGCGCTTGAAGCCTCGCGCCAGAGCAAGTCGGCGCGCATGACCGAGATCATGGATGTCGCCAACGAGAAGGGCGAAACCCTCGACGAGGCAGGCAAGCAGGAATACGACGATCTCAAAGTCGACGTGAAGAACATCGACGATCACCTGGTTCGCCTCGGTGAACTCGAAGCGCTGAACGTTCAGCGCGCCGTGCCAGTGATCGGCGGCACGCAGGATGATGCCACCCGCTCGCGCGGTACCGACGTCACCCGCGTCCAGGTGATGCCGAAGAAACTTCCGCCCGGCATCGGCTTCACGCGCTTTGTGATCGCCCAGTGCCGCGCCAAGGGCAATATCATGCAGGCGCTCGAAATCGCCAAGGCGAACGAGCAGTGGCGCACGGAAAGCCCCGAGGTTGAGCTCGCCCTCAAGGCGGCCGTGACGCCCGGAACCACGACTGACACCACATGGGCCGCTCCGCTGGTGAACTACACCATCCTGACGGAAGAGTTCATCAACTTCCTCCGTCCGTTGACCATCATTGGGCGCATCGCCGGCTTGCGGCGCGTTCCCTTCAACATCAAGATCGGCCGCCAGACCGGCGGTGCATCGGTCAACTGGGTCGGTCAGACCGCCCCGAAGCCGCTGACCTCGCAGGCGTTCGACAGCATCACGCTCGATCTTGCGAAGATCGCGGGCATCATCGTGCTCAGCGACGAGCTCGTGAAGATCTCCAACCCCAGCGCTGAAATGCTGGTTCGTGACGACTTGGCGGCGGCGGTTGTGCAGTTCATGGACTCGCAGTTCGTCGATCCGACCAAGGCGGCGGTTTCCACTGTGTCGCCGGCATCGATCACCAACGGCGTCACGCCCACGATCGCAACAGGTACGACCGGCGCGGCTCTGCGGGCTGACTTGAAGACGCTGATGGGGACTTTCCTCGCTGCCAACATGCAGATCGGCGGCGGCATGGTGTTCATCATGACGCAGCAGACCGCGCTGGCTATTAGCCTGATGACCAATTCTCTCGGCAACAGGGAATTCCCCGGCATCTCGCAGGACGGCGGCACGCTGCTGGGTATCCCTGTGGTGACGTCGGAGAATGTGCCAGCGACCGGCGGTTCACCGAGCGACGGCTATCCGATCATCCTGGCCAGTGCCTCGGACATCCTGCTGGCCGACGATGGTCAGGTGACGATCGACGCCAGCCGCGAGGCGTCGCTGCAGATGGAAACCGCGCCGGACTCGCCGGCGACCGCGTCGACGACTTTCGTGTCGATGTTCCAGCAGAACATGATCGCGATCCGCGCCGAGCGCTACATCAACTGGGCCAAGCGGCGCAGCGGTGCGGTGCAGTACATCTCCAACGCCAAGTATTTCGAGTAGCCGGCGGAGGGCGACGAAGGGGCCGCGGCGCAAGCTGCGGCCCTTTTGCTTTTAGAGAGGGAGAATTTCCATGCGCATGGTTGTCACGGTTCCGAAGGCCACGGTCTACGGCAAGGCGATGGTCGCCGGGGATGAGTTCGATTGCCCGGAGAAGGAAGCCAATCTTTGGGCCGCACTGGCACGCGCGAAGGCAGCCATCGGTGGAAGCGTCGCGGCTAGCGAGTTCGGGCTCCTCGGCGAGAGCGCGAACGATGGCGCGGAGGCGAGCGGCCGGCGCCGTCGTGGCGGTAGCTACAACCGCCGTGACATGCGAGCCGAGTCCTGATGCCGAGCGTGCCGCAGGTCCGTCAGGGCGGAAGCCCGCAGCCGCGCAGCCTGTTCGGCGAGATCGCCGGGCTCGTGCTATCGCGACTGAAGGCGGCCGTGCCGTTGACCGACATCTCGCCGCTGGTCGGCGATCGCGGCTGGTTTCCGATCATTCGGGAGCCGTTTACCGGCGCCTGGCAGCGCAACCAGGAGATCAAGAACCAGACTGTGATGGCGCATTATGCAGTCTATTCCTGCATCACCTTGATCGCTTCCGACATTTCGAAGATGTGCCTGCGGCTGGTCGAGAAGAACAAGACGACGGGGATATGGACCGAAGCGGAATCGGCCGCATTTTCGCCGGTGCTGCGCAAGCCCAACCGCTACCAGACCCGGATCAAGTTTATCGAGAACTGGGTTGTTTCGAAGCTGGCGCGCGGCA